CCCTGACCGAAACGCGTCTCGATGTTGTCGGAAAGCACACGATTCGTGACAGTTCTTCTGTCTTGATTGTGCGAGTAAGGCAACGCTTAGAGTCCGCCGGGAGGATACCGACTCTGCCATTCTGGAACACACGTACGATCATCCCGAGATTCTCGCTGGGTTGAGAGACCTTGATCGTTACGTCCGCCTCGCTTCTTGGCACCCTCTCCAACAGGAGATAACCCGCATCAGTGACAACGTACGAGTATATTGATGACGGATGAGCTCTCATTTGCGCTAACAGCGTGCTACGGTCGTCCCTCACGATGTGTCTGATGACACCGTGGAAATGACGACATTTCCGTAGCTTGGCACACTTCGGGCAAGCAAGGGACATACCCTTGTATTGGCGATTGTTCTCTTCAAGGAGACCGCCTGCTCGAGCTGCGCGTGCGTAGAGGTTGACAGGTCTTTTAGTGATCTTCCTCACCTCTTGCGCCAGGCGTGTTGCAGCATTGTGGTCGATATTGAAGCAGAGATGGGTGTCTTGGTACACCACGTCTGCTCTCGTCGCCTGCTGCACCGCGTACCGCTCGCAGTATGTGCCGTAGCGCCCGCTCACCGATTTCTGTACGTTCCGTACAAGGCCGACTGACTCTATTCGGCGGTTGTAGTCTTGTTCCTGGTCGGCTGTCCACAGCCCGATCACGTCGTCTCCCGTAATGTCGTAAGACTTGCGGTTTTGATTTGCACACGCGTACAAGTTGAGGGCACTCAAGATGAACCACGAACCCGTGGTGCCCATCATTGTACCTCTTTGCGCTGTGCCGACGTAACCTTCCTTCGCAGCAAAAAGCTCGATGGGGGAAGCTAGAACACGGACAAATGCAGTGCGCATTTCGTCCGGAAGACCATAACCCTCGCAGATGCCTTCGATCACCGCTCTACTTGTGTCGAAGTAGATGAAGTCCGTCGCGGCCTTCAGATCTGCGCTACAGAGTCTCGCCTTGTCGTCACCTGCCAGTTTTCTCCGCAGTTTGCCAGTTACACCGCCGCGTGTGCACGGATGATGTTCCAGGATCGGCCACGTCAGTTCTTTGAAAAGCTGACCTACCACCATCCTGGACACCGTGTGCATTGTGACCGTTCGCACTTTGTCGCCGCACTCGGGTGCGCGCAACATGGCGCCGCATTGCATAGAATGGCAATCTGCCACGACACACTCTTCGAAGTCCTCGATCTTCAGAGTGTGCTCGGGTTTCGTTACAACCTTCTGCAGTGCATCGGTCAGCGTGGAACGCGGAAGAAGGAAGC